TGACTTGGCCCGTACACGATGGACCAAAAAAACAAGAAAAAGGATCTGCAAGAGCAGTATCCCAAACCGGGGGAAATCAAAAACCAAAAGCGGTCGATTCTTCCGGAGAATAACTTTTATTACGGTCGTCAGACTAAAGAGGTTCGGAGAAGGTATATGCAGTTCTCCGTATTCATGGAAGCCATGAATGAGTCTCTTGAATTACCCCAAAATTCGTCTCCAGAGGATATGACACGCAGGATCAATGACCTGATGACTGCTGTCAATCATTTACCTATTTGACGAATTGTGGGTTTATCAAAAAGCCTCGTGAAGATCTTCACGGGGCTTTTTTATTTACAAAAAAGAAAAGCATGAGTATAATGATTCATGTATGCAATCACACCAATAAAGTAGCGGTAGCTAAACAAATAATGCAGCAATCTAACCCATCCCCGCTGGTTCCTGCTGCGACCATTTCGTCGCAGTAGGAGCGGGGTTGGTTAGATTCACCTAGTTGAACGAAAAAAGGCGCCGCAGGCACCATTTCCCCATATAGTGGGAAAGCTAGCCGACGGAGGAGGCTCAAAAGAAAATTTAAAGCCATCGGGGGTTAGCCCGCAGGGCGGTAGGACTAAATCCCTACAAACGGCACAGATCCCAACTTGCCGAAAAACACAAAAGCGAAGCACTGCCTAAAACGTTGCTTTAGCAACGCTGAGGCAGAAGGCGGAGCGGTCAATCCTCAGTTAAGAAGTGCAAAGCGCTTCGGTAGCGTGCGTCCGAGCTCATGTATCGGAGTACGTGACGAGGAACGAGGAACCTCACGACGATACCCAGAGCGTGTAGACGCTCAGCTACCTGATGATTGACAAAACACATTTTTTTTGAAAAAAAATAAAATGGATACAAAAAATATTGAAAAATATTTAACAGCATAACGCATTGATTATCAATACGTTATGCATACCCAGCACACCCCGATGTAAAACTAAAAAGCAACGTTAGTTGCATAATTCAAAAACGGAACATAAATTTCCGAGGCGTTAAAGCGGCTCGTCTCTTTAACGCCCAAATTTTCAAATTAGAAAATTTAAAAACTATGCCATTAGGACTCGTTGGAGCTTCGCTCTTATCTTCAGCACTACAAGGATTATTTAGCATAGGCGCGACAGCCTCTCAAAATGCGTTTAACAGTCCAAAGGCACAATTAAGACGGCTACGCAAAGCAGGATTACCCCTTGCTTATATGTACAAAGGAAACGTAGCTGGTCAATCTCAAGTCCCAACTTTATCAATAGATCCAACTTTAGGGTTATCTAAAAAAATTGAACTTCAAAATCAAACAAAACTTACAAAGTCTCAGGTCGATAAAAACGAATCTGAAACTGAAAGTATAGATCTATCTAATGCCATACAACAAGGCATTAATGAATGGATGCTCGACAAAGGCAAAAGAAATTGGGGTGGTGGTAAATATACAGGCACCAATCAACAGGTCAATCTTCAAATAGAGCAAGATCAAAAGAATGCGGTAGCATTCGCAAAAAAACATGAGGAGCAACTCCTCAATATTCAGCAATTAGTAGAGACAAAACTCCTTTCTCAAGGAGTGCCATATCAAGAAAGAATACAAGCCCTTGAAAAGATCAAGCAACAGATTGTAAATATGGGAAAACAGGCTGGTCTTATGTCTCAACTTCAAGAAATCAGAGATTTCGAGGAATGGTTAAATTCTACTGTTACTCAAAACATTGATTCATTACCTAAATGGGCGCAAGCCCTTACTGCGTCATTACTTAAACTTCAATCATACAGGTAACTATGGCAAGACGAATAGAATCTGGCAGAACTATGCCAGAACGCATGGAAAAACATGCAGATCGTAGTTGGCAGGATTTATCCTTCAACCACAAGACAACTTTAACAATGGGAGCGCTTATTCCTCTCGCTGTAAAAGAGGTTTATCCTGGCGAATTATGTCGCCTCAGAAATGAGGTTAAAATGATGTTCGCACAATTATATTTACCAATTATGCATCAATGCTACTTTACTGTAGATTGGTTTTATACTACATATTCCTCGGTTTGGAAAAATGCACAGTATGATAATTGGGAAAAGTTTATTACACAAGATCCATCAGCACCGTGGACGGATTGGCCTTACTTTAATTATAAAAGAGCTGATGCGGTATACACAGATGGGATACTTAATTATATGGGCTTTAATGCCCCTCCAACAGGAGGTACACTTATAGCTCAGGTTCCTGTATCTGCACTTCCTCCTGTTATATATGCAAAAGTCTGGAATGAATATTATCGTAATGATCAGATTCAGGCAGATATTTTTGCTGTTCCTGAGTACTTTTCTCAAGGCAATAACACAAATTTTATTGAACAATTACTTCCAAATCTTCGTGTATTAAGAAGAAATTGGCCACGTGATTATTATACTTCTGCAACACCAACCCCGCAACAAGGAGCCAATGTTCTCATACCTTCTTATGAAGTGGATCCTGTTACAGGTGATTTTATCGCTCAAAAAATATTTTTGTTGGATGGGAGTGTACCTACAAATGCGGCATTAAATGTCATAGACGGTATGTTACAAGCCTCTTCTCAATCAGAGGCTGTGCTTCAATTATCTTCAACAATGCGGGATTTTCGATACGCCGCTCAAATGACTGAATACCTTGAAAGATCTTTACGTGCAGGCGACCGCTACACTGAATTCGTACAACGAATGTTTGGGTATAATCCAAACCCATTATATATTGATAGACCTGTATGGATCGGCGGTTACACAGGAGATATCTTCATCAGTGAAGTCCTTGCTACTGCCGAAGCTGGTGAATATTCCGTTGGACAATATACAGGGCAAGCGTTGGCAAGGGATAATACCCCTCAATTCACATATCAGGTGCCAGATTTTGGAAACGTCATGTGCCTCCTTACAGTATATCCTAAAGCATCCTATTATAGTGGGTTAGAAACTATGTGGACTCGTAAAACCAAAATGGATTACATGTGGGAACAGTTCGCACTTATTGGAGATCAACCAATGAAAAATAAAGAAGTTTGGTTCTCTTGGTACGATGCAGATATCGCATGGAATGATCAGATTTTTGGTTATCTTCCTCAGTATACTCAGTTTAAATATTCGAATGATATTGTTTCAGGTCAAATGCGTACGTTGTGGCAATCATTTCACCTTGGTCGTAAATTTGATGAGGCTACTGATGTTATTCTTAACTCTGATTTTATAACTTGTAAACCTGACATAGGTCGAGTTTTTAATGTCGATGCCGAAGCTGGTGAACACGAATGCTATGTACATGCATTCAATTCTATAGAAATATTAAGGAGGTTGCCTAATAATGCACTTCCTCAACTTTAGATTGAGTAATGAGTAATGCACACATTAATTCAGGGGGGGAGTCTTTCAATTGGCTAATCCCCCCTGATATTGTAGCAAAATCATGGAATCTCGAAGATATTTATAACTCAAACGATCATCATTATGGCGTGCGACAATCCCACTACTGTCAGATACAAGACACCAAAGTTCAAGAACGGCAAACCAGTGTATACCTTTCCCGCAGATTGCGGAAAGTGCTTGCCTTGTCTGCAAAAACGAAAGAGGCAATGGAGTTACAGGATAACAGAGCTCCAGCGGACAAGCTTTTCGAATTACTTCGTGACTCTTACATATGATGATAAGCATGTGCCTATTGGAGATTCTTGTCTTACTATTAATCGAAATGACCATTTCGATTTCATGAAACTCTTAAAATTTTATGAACACCCAAAACAACTTTCACAAAGGCACTATATATCAATCGAAGAACACGATAGACGAGAACGAAATATTCAGGACGTCGGAAAACTTAACTACTACGGAGTATCGGAGTATGGAGACCTCAACGATCGTCCTCATTGGCATTATCTTCTCTTTAATATTCGTGATGTCAATAGCATTACTGCTGCTTGGGAAGGAAAAGGGAAAATAGACATAGATCCTGATGTGAACGTAAATAACATTGATTACGTTTTAAAGTATATGGTAAAACCACAATTCAATTTAAATGAGATTAAACAAAAGGAGTGCGCGTTCTGGTCATACGGGATTGGCTCCACTGCTGCAAATGCAGAATTCATCGACTATATCCGAAAGGATTGTAACAATACAATCCTATCAGTTAGAGGGACAAAATTGGCAATACCTCGGTACTATAAACGTAAGTACCTTACGGATGAGGAACGAAAGTCTAAGGCTGATTATGTTGCTAAAGAGATTGAGGCTATCAATGATCGTAAGGAGAAATCGACTATTAGAAGAGGTCTTAATCCTGATGCAGAAAAGGTACACGGAAAATCTGCTCGATATAATGCATTGGTGGCAAAAACCAACCGTGACCTCAAATAGATTAGTCGAGGTTATTAATCAAGAGTATTATCGTAATCCAAATATACATCCAAATGAGATTAGGCAAAGTAACACCAGAGAGGAATAGAATTCTTCCGAAATTGACAATACCAGTCAAGACCCGATCACCACTTGAAGCATTCCAAATGCTTCGTGAAGGTCACCCAGTAGACGTTATGTTGGGCTATTATGATGATGACCAAAAAGGAGGTAACGACATATGGATGATGGACAAAATGGCTAAGCTTCATCTTTTAGCAGAACTCCGACAAAAATATGGGTCTCTTAAAAATGAAATTCAGCATCAAACTGATGCTATTATTATAACTAAACAAAATTCAACCCACAATGACAAAGACAGTAACAAGGAACAACCCGCCAATGAAGGTGGCGGCCAAAACAAC